CTGCCGCACCACCATAAATGAACTTGAACCACACTCCCGCCGTAGGCGACGGAAGGGTGAGTGTACGGTTTGAAGTGATCGCCGGAACGACATTGGTCCTGCCAGCGTTAGCGGTAGCAGTCAGAGTGGTATCTTCGTCACCCAATGTAATCGGGGTAACCTGCAACCCCGATCCATCCAAGCTGAATTCAGTTGTAAATGCACCAGTTGTTGAGCTTTTCGATACTACATCGAATCCGTCTTCGGATCTGACTGGTCCTGAAAAAGTTGTGTTAGCCATGAGTTTCTCCTGTCTTGGCTAGTGTCTGCCGATTACTCGACAGTCAGGAAAAAAGAATTACACCCTATATGGGGCAGGGGCCGAAGCCCCCACCCCACTAAGGTCATTACGCTCCGGGTGATCCCCAGATCCCAAGGGGATCGGAGACACCAAAGCTGTACCGCTCGCGAGCCTTGTAGCGAACGTTTCCGGTATCGAAATCACCGTCCATGCTCGTTTCCAGAGACACACGATTGAAGTGCTTCATCCCATCAGGAATGTCGGTAAGAAGGAACCACGCATCCGTATCCGTCAGGAAGTGATTCACAACCGTACCGTTCGGAACAACACCCATGCTTCTTACGGCATTGATGTCGTTGTCCGCAGTACCGGGACGAAGATCAGATTTCATCACCCGTGTCGCCACGAACTGCAAATCGGGCGGGATGACAAGCGTCTGGGGACGAGCAGCGATCAACAGGCCACGCTCATCGGTCCATTTGCCAATCTGAATTACAGCGGCCTCAAGAGAAGTCTCGTTGAGGTCAACGGCAGTCGCTGGACGGTTGGAGTTCTTGCCACCTGAAACAAGCGGGTGACCGTCACCACCAGTTACGCCATCACTTGACGCCGTGAAAAGATTTACACCGTCGCCGCCTTGGTAGGCATTGGTGAACCCGTTGTTAAGCGGGAATACAGCTTTCACCTGCTTGGTGTGAGCCATGGCGCGAGCCAAGGACTTGGTGTAACGAGCCGACAGGGAATCGTAGAGATTGTCCTCCATAGCCTCTTCCGTAATGGCAAAGCCCATGGCGATTGTCTCGTGATTGTAACGAGCCGTAAAGCTCTCCTGTGCGGCGTCATACGAAATCGCGTCACCCTCATCCTTCACGGGTGCAGCGTCGAAGCCCGAAAGCTTCACTTCCTCCTCAAAAGACCTACTGGAGCTTTCCGTCTCATAGATTTCGGTATGCTCGTCATCATAACGTGCATACTCCATTCCGAAGAGCGCGTTCAAGCCCGGAAGCAGTTCCTTGAGAAGTTGTGCGCGTGAAATAGCCATTGGTCAGTCTCCTATACGCCTGTGGCGTTTAAATAGGAATGATTAGAAGCTGACCCGCTAGACGCAGCGTTGAACTTCACGATAACATCTGGATAGGTATCACTCGCCGTCGTCCCCTTCGGGGGCAGGCTGCTAGGCCCGTCAACGAAATCGATAATGCGAAGGGGCAGCGTGTTCGTTGTTGCTGGAGTGCTACCATCAAGTGCGTTCTTGGACTTGCCGAAAGTGGTATTACCAGCAGTCACAACAACGGATGCATTGAGTCCACGATCCGTGGTGTTCAACGCTTCGTCGGATTGCATCTGGAAAACGACGAAAGGATCGTCTAGCACATACGCCATCGCATCAGTGGCCGCATTCGATGCAGGCCAATAATTTGAAAACGTCTTCTGGCTAGTAGTCGGGTCCGTATAGGAGCAACCCAAGAAAATTCCAACTGCGGTCAAGGCAGTAGTACCAGTATCCTTCGCTATGGTACCGTCAGCCGCGACTTTTACGAAATCACCATTAGAAATCTGTGTGCCGTAGGTCGTGATAATCGGCAGATTCCTAGTCTTGCTGGTGAATGAACCCGAAGCACTAAGAGTGCCAATGGGTCTGGCCCCGTATGGGGCTGCTGTAGTAGCCATAAGTACCTCTAAATGTCAGTCGCGCAACATTTAGCGAGTTCCCTTGCCAAACGCTACACGGGTTTTACGATCAGGCGTGAGAACAGGCATCCTAGGATCGCTCTCACGCATATAGGCATTATCGACGGCTTGCATCTGTGATTCAGCGTGATTCCTATAATAAGTACGCCTTTTCTCCACCGTTTCCTCCGGTGCCTTACAGAGCAATAGTCCACCGACTTCGATCCCGCCCTTCTGTGCCCAATCCGATTTATGATCGCTCATAATTTGTAGTTCCGGGTGATCTTCGGCACGAACTGGTTCCCACCCTTCACGAAAACGCTTTGACACGTTCGTGTTGTCAAGAGTGCCAACCATTGAAGTTCGTATCCATCTGAACACCCATCCGTCTTGCGGCTCTGGGTCTGGAAGTATGGATGCGGGTTCCCAAGGCATATCACGAGCCTCGTCTTCACGAGTCTCCAACGCCCTAGGTTTTTTCGGAGCGCGTTCGTCAGCCATCAGGCCATCTCCTTGATAAGCTGTGCAGCATACTGCTGTGGCGTTATCCCCAAGCGGTTCGCGAGTGCGACTTGGGTCGAAGTCAATGTGACTTTGCGTGGCACCGCACCGTTGTTTCTCATAGCTGGTGCAACCACGGGGCTCGCCTTGCGACGAGTTGCGGGCTCAACGACCATGGACCCCGAAGAGCCTCTGCCGCTGACGCCGAAGTACTCAGGAAACTTCTCCCTCATACGTTTGTCTATTAATTCATAGTACTCTTGAGTTTCTGGGTCAATACCTTCTTTCTTGACTAACTTCTCATGCACACCATATGCAAGGCTCGTCATCTCCTCATCATCACCAAACCAAGGATTGCTTTGTTGCCATTCCACGGCGGCAGGGTCCGCTGGTGGCGCTTCTGGAGAAGCCTCTGGCCGTTGCTGGGCCTGCTGGCGTTGTTCGGCCAATACATTCTGCTTCCACTGCTCTGTGACCCTATTTGACACCGCAGGAGCAGAAGCTTCCGCCAACTGTGCATTGGTCAGAGCCTTTTGTGCCTGAGCAATCTGATCCGATTCTCCAGATTCGTGTGCGTGTTTGAAATTAGCTTCGGCTATGGCAACCGCAGCCTGAGCCCCATATGTACTGTGCTGGTTAAGAGCAGACTGCGAGTCTTGGACGAGCTTGAGTAGCCGTTGATTTTCGACTTGGAGATTCTGTGTATAGTTCACAGCCTCGCTTGCGAGCCTATCAGACGCTTCTTTTGCCCTTCGCTCTTCGTGATACTCCCATTTCAGCTTCTTGATGCGTTTCTGGGCACGACTCCCATAGTTTGAGATCTCTTCGTCCGTCGCCATGTCATCATCTGATGACGTAGCCTCTCCAGCAGGACGCTGATCATCTTCGGGGCGATCATCTACGACCTCGACGTTCACTTCTTCCGATTCGGGAACTTCAATAGTATGTCTGACACCCAAAAACTTGTCTTCTTCGCTCATTCTTCCGATTTCATCGCTCATTTTATGCCCTCTCCACTCCTCTAGGGTCTTCTACAACCGCCTCTACGGTGTCATCATTGATTAAACGAAACTCTTTACCATGGATTTTTAATCTAGTACCACTAAATGCCCGGAAAACTACCCAATCACCGACCTGACAGTACGGTCCATTGGGGAACCTACCATAGTTAACGTAAGCATCTGGCCCCATCGACATGACCCATCCCACAACAGTGGAGATAGACTCTTCATGTTGAGACTGCACAGACTTGATGATGCCGCCCTCAGTCTCCTCCTCAACATCAGGAAGGGCAATTAATAGTTTGTAGCCTTTCGGCTCAGGCAGTTGAGAAGCAAAGTTAACTCCTTCCTTACTCTCATCCCGATAAAAAGGCTCATATTCAGCGTCTTGCGGGGCGACTTCCTGTTCTTTTTCCGATGCTTCTGTTGCGAGTTCAGTCATTGCGACCTCTCGTTGAATTGTTGCGCCATGACGGCGGGTTACCAGCTAAAAATCCCTCAACTTATCTTCCAAATCTATGATTTCACGTTCCGTCCAAGCCAATCCATCTATCGTTCCGCATATCTTTCGATATTCCTCCATGTCCGTGGCGGCACCTACTGCAAGATGATCAGCCAGTACATTCATCTGATCCCTGATCTTCTTTTTGAGCAACGACAAGACATCTTCACTCACTGTCATTATCCTTTGCCATTTCTCTGCCAAGCTTGACGCCTTCAAGCTCCTGAGAAGCTGCCATTTTCTTTTCGTCGGCGTCCGTCTTTATTGCTAGTTCCTGTTCGTCCAATGCGAGCTTCTGTTGTTCCAACTGAAGTTCTGCCACATCGATTTGTTGTTCAGAAGCTATCTTCTCCTCAAGCAGCCGTAGCTTCTGCTGGTCGAGTTGTTCCTTGCTGGCAACCTTCTGCTGCTCCAACTGCTGTTTCGCGGCATCGGCCTGCTGTTTGCGCTGGACTTCCTGCTCCTGTATCCCAAGCTCGCGTTCGCGCTGTTGGATGATCGGGTCTTGCTGTTGCGCGGCTTGCTGTGCAGCCTGCTGTTGTTGCTGCTTTTTGCCAGTCATCTGATCGGCGGCATCGGCAACGAGTTTGCTGAGTCTGCTTTCGATATCTTCCGGTAGCGGCTCACCCATCGGCGGCAGTTCCGTGCCAAGCTCTTCTTCGATCTGCTTGCGGAATACGAAGGCCAAGTGTTCGCGGAGATGGGAGTCGAGCGCACCGGATATCGATTGACCAGCAGGACTGTTCTGCATCTCCTGCGCGATCTGCGGATCATTCTTGATCGCCATATGGACACGCACATGTGCCTCGTGATCCTGATATTGATACGCTTTGACGGGAGCCTGTGTAAGCATATTCTGATTTTCGCTGACGGGATCGGTAGGTGGCACCTCGTCCGTGTCGGGTACGACCTTGTCGGCGTTCGGAATACCTATCAATTCCATCATCTGTCTGTGCAGAAGCGGGAGGTCATACATATTCGGGGCTTGAGCCGCTAATTGCAGGGCAGCTTGATACTGCATGATGCGTTGTGCCATCGTAGACGCATTCGGGTCCGAAACAGGCACTACATCAATGCGGTCATCGAAATCTTCAGCCTTGATGCCTTCGCCCGCATCCGTCTCGTAAGGATAGTCGGGGTCCGTGTAATCATGGATGATCTTGGCTAATATCTTGTATTCCTGCTTGAGACTGGCATGGATACGAGCCTGAATCGCGGACTGCACCTTCATCGCCCGCTCCATGATCGCAAGAGTAGTTCCTACCGGAGCCTCTTGATTCATGTCTGCTACTTTGAGGTCAGCCATTGATGCAAATCGTCGGCCTTCCTCCACAATGTTACCCAGCAACTGATAAAGGACCGAAGAAGGTTCCTTATAAGGAAGGAAGGTGATGTTGTCACGGATCGTCCCTCCCGGCACATCAACGTCTCTGAATTCTCCCGGCATAATCGGCGTATCATCGCCCTTGATTCTGAGTCCACGAGTCTTCAGTCCTCCCGGCAAATTGGAAAGAGTTCCTGCGTCCACAAGCTGACGCAACAGGCTAGTAGCGGATTTCGCGAGCCCACCGATCATATGGATCAAACCTAGGTTATAAAATCCAATGCCCGGAACGTATCCATAGTGAACGAAGTGCTGTTTCTTAATCTTATGCTCGTCACTCTCATCCCAATTCCGATAGATCGAAAGGATCGTGGAACTGGATTTGTCGATGGTGATCACATAAGGAAGAGCTACGCCGTCCGGGTCTTCAAAACCCGGAAGGTCGATATCAACGTGCATCTCTAGAAGCTGATGTCGTTCTTCGGCGTCATATGAAGGTTTGACCCCGCCGATCTCGTTGAATTTATCCGTGATCGGGTTCTCTTCTATGTGTGAGGTCGTGAGTTCTACATCTCTATAGAACCCGCTGACCTGAAGCTTCTTCACCTGATTCGTACTGCGGTTCATTACATGGGTATAACGCTCCGCCTGATCCAGATCCGCCTCGTTGTATGACACGACGAAATCTTCCGCGGGCACAAACATCGAAGTCGGTCTGCCCAACGAAGGATCGAAATAGATTTTGCGGAACGCCGATCCGGCAAGCGGCAGGCTAAACAAAAGCTTTTCGGTTTCAGACCGATATTCGGTCATCACTTCGATAAGCTGATAGTTCATGTAATCCTGCACACGCTTGGCCTGTCCCAGACGTTCTTTCGTAGACAGCCCCCATATCTGGGTTTTTACCGGACCTTTGGCTGGCATGATTTCTTGGATCGTCTGTGCTTGAAATCGCACGACGGCTTCGGAAAGCATCGGATGGAATACGCCACAAGCTCCAGCCCAAGGCGTGGTACGGTCTTCAATCTCCAGACCTAGATTGTCGAGTCCTTCTTTATACGTTTGCTCCCAATCCGACCTGCTTCTGTTGTCGGCATTGAACTTGGCAATGAGATCAACTGCGATTGTGCGGCTGTCCTTGTCTTCGATGACTTCAGCGAGGTTGCCATCGAACTCCGTATCGACACTACCTATGTCCGCGGACGGATCAAAATCTATCTCGACTCCGCCGTCTTCCAGTTCCGTGACCAAAGACTCACCCGGAATAACCTCCTCTTCCTCAATAACCATGAGCCCTTCTGGACCCATATCGAAATCATCCTGATTGAATAATCCTTCCAGAGACTTATCTATCGGCATAACATATATCCGGTTTCGTAGGGTTTTCGCAGCCGAGACAGGTTAGGGGATATCCCGCGTACCGGACACTATCTCTGAAACTGAAGCGTCTCTCGTTTAGTTTCACTTGACACTCAGAACATAGCGAATCCACAAACTTCCTACGGTTTTTCTGCTGCAACACATGGTATTGTTCCCACCGATCATAGGATTTATCCGCCAGCTTCATCCACTCTGCGTATGATATAGGGCCATCGGCACCAGAGATTGCGTCGAGGGCCAGCAGTATTACTTTCTTCGCACAAGCGTGGCTGCAAACAACAATAACCTCGTGCCCCGACCACAGGCCGCCGGTTTCTGTCTCCTCGCCACACACACTACAGACAGGAGTCTCGCCTGCAAACGCTAGGGTGTCGTGCTGTAGATAGCTAATAGTAATCCGCCTTACGGTTAGGCACCAATTCACCCACTAAAAAATCTTGTCAAGATCGTCCGCGACCTTATGAAGAGTGGCAACAGTATGCGTGATCACTGGTGGTGCCTTGTCGGCAATGCCCAGCGTCAGGCCCTCGGTCAAGCCCTTGGAGAATGCCTTGTCGTCCGCCGTTGGCTTGCCTAAATCCTCGACAGTCTTCGGGTTGATGACCAATGACGTGCCGAACGCTAGATGCGGGATCACGCCACAAGTCGAGAGCTTCACATGGATGTTGCCTTCCTTGTCGTACCAGACGCCCGCGTCCACACTCACCCCGTCGCCCGGACCACCCTCCGGCCCAGCCCAGACCGTCGCTTGATTGCCGTCCGGGTTCACATAATGCCATTTCATCACGTCCGCCACGGTAACACCAATATGGGCGCTGACCTTCACCTCGAAACCCCTGCCGTCATGTGAATCCACGGAAGCAGATACGCCCTGCTCCTCGTTAACAGTCTCCACATCACAGATATGGTCGAAATTCCACTTGTCAGTGCGCGACCATTTCTTTCCAATTTCCTTCCTGAAATAGAAATTGCCGCTCTTGTCTGCGTAGAATACGTCCGCGTCAGAACTGTTGCTGACGTAATAACCGGGAGGAACTTGCTGACCTACCATTGATCGCTCATCTAATAATAGTCCGCTTTACGTCCGGGCAACAACTCATCCCATGGGTCATCAGTCTCCATATTGATAAAACCACCCTGTCTAAATCTTAGCAACGCCTGGGTCGATGAGTCAACCAAGTCATCGTGGTCGCCGTGAGGAAATGCCGCGAACTCCTCAATAACCTCTTCAGCCCACCTCTTTTTGGGTGCCCAAACATGACCACTATGGAACAGATCGGATACCGCATTGACTCTGGCAATCTTGTCCTTGCCTCTGCCCGGCGTGTATTCCGAAACCGGGATACCGATCCTACGCAATTCAAAAATCAGTGGACTGCCAGCAGCCTTCGCTTCCACAATACACGCATCCGGTTCGTATTCCTTGTACATCTCGTAAGCGCGTTTCTTCAAATCAGGGAATTCCAACCGCTCCTGTAGAGCGTCCAACAAAATAATGTTCGCTTCCTTGTCTTCATTATAGAAGACACCCCATGTCGTGCAGGCACTATAATCCGCGGTTTGTTTCGCTAGAAACGCCGTGTCCCACGATTGGATCACAAACTCGCATTTCGGTGGATCTTTCTTCGTCCATTCCTTCCACCATTCGCGCTTGATGATCGCGCCTTCCTCAGAAGTCGGGTCTTGCTGGTACTGGGCACTCCATTTACCCACCGGAAGCTCCGCTTTCAGAGCCTCTAGCTGTTCCAGCGGCCAGAACCCCGGCCACAATGGCTTGCCGCTAGGTAGAATCGCAGGTAGTTCGATGATCTCCCATTCGTCAGAACCGCCCCTCTCTATCGACGCTTTGAGGATGCTGCCAGTCAGATCCTTCTTCGACCAACGAGTCATTACCAAACAAATAGCGCCCCCCGGCTGTAAACGCTGGCGTGGACCAGACGTATACCACTCATAAGTCTTGTCGTAGACAGATGGATCGTTCTGTGCCGCTTCCTGCTCCGAATGGGGATCGTCAACAATAAGAATGTCCGCACCCTTACCCGTAACAGCACCACCTACTCCAATAGCAAAATAATCGCCGCCCACGTTCGTGTTCCAACGACCAGCCGCCTTGGAGTCCGCACTCAAATAAACACCGGGGAATATCTTTGCGTAATCCTCAGAACCTACCAAGTTGCGAACCTTACGACCAAAACCCACAGCTAATTCCGCAGTATGTGCCGTCTGAATAACCTTCCGGTCAGGGAACCTGCCTAGATACCACGCAGGAAACAGATGCGATGCAAACTCAGACTTGGTATGCCTAGGCGGCATATTGATGATCAAACGCTTTAACGCGCCACTAGCAATACGATTGAACGCGTCCGCCATCACACGATGATGGTTGCCCTCTATGAACGCAGGCCATACCTCCTTCACAAATTCTAGAAAATCCCCCTGAGAACCCTCCCGCATCCTAGCAGCATTTAATTCCTCAATAAGACCGAGAATCTCACGCTTCTCGTCAACAGGTAGAGTATCTAAAATTTTTGGGTTCATTTCTATAATCCCTAGATGTCATTAATAAAATAGTTATGCGGGTTCTGTTCCAGTCTGTCAAGTTGTTCCGTTATTGTGATGTCACGATAAGTTGAAATTTTTATATAAAATTTTTAGGGGTAGGAGTCCCAGTGGGAAATCTGGTGATCTAACGAGCAAAATACTGTTTTGTTGTTTGGGGCGGCGGCGGGCCGAAAAAGGGGGGGTCGGGGGTACTGGGGCCTTGCGCCCCCCACCCTATTACCTTCTATTTATGTCACGGAGAGAGGGGGCCACGATGGCACTCTCAATAACTCTGTCATCCTCCATAAAGGAGAGACACCATGCGCTACGTCACTATGGGATCGCTCGACACATTCGATAGGCTCACCCTGAGCATCGACGCGCTATGCGAGGCCAACGCGGACCATTTGGCCTACGCGGACACGGGAGAAGCTATCGACCTTCCGTTCTGCGAGTCCGACGCATGGGGCGGCGAGCAAGAAGATGTTCTCCTGCCTCTGGGATTCGTGAGCATCTATTACCAGAAGGTCCACAACCCCAACGCGGACGATTACAGGCCTCGCCAGTTAATGCCTATTGAGGTCTACGAATCGAAAGCGGGTGCGCTACTCATGAGGGCCTACGATCTCAACGCGGGATTCGTGAAGTCCTTCAGGCTCGACGCGGTACAGCGGGTCCTAATCCGCAATCAGAACCTGCCGGATGACGGATGGGGGTTGCAAGACATCACGTTTCATGGTCGGTCAGCCCTGAGCGAATCACTCTAACCGAGCAAGGGGGGGGCATTCAGCCCCCCCCATCACTCCTAAACGGAGATAAGAACAATGGAACATATCAGCACCATAATCAGCAGAATCTTAGGCGTCACGAATTGCCCAAGCTGCGACGGTAACGACAAGGAAGACGGCCCCGTGCCTAACGAGAAAGATCGAGAGATGTGGATCGATCTCGCGGGGTACTATGTCGAGTGTCCCATGTGTGAAGATGGCCGAGTCTACTGGGAGGATAATTGGCTCGCGGGTGGGGAGAACCATTGGAGGGCTCGCACTCAGGAATGCGAACATTGCAACGGCTCTGGCGAATTGAAGATCCATGACCGTTGCGGGACTTGCGGAAGGTTAGAGCAAGCCTATGGCACGGGACCGGAGAGGGTGGACGATGACGATAGGATTCGCAACCACCTAGAATATTAGGAAAGACAGGGGCGGGGGATCTACCCCCGCCCCACCATGTAGGACAAAGGGGAGTAGTAAAATGGAACGCAAAGACGTACCCATGGCGAGCCTTCACCATGCACAGGCGAGTCTAGAAACTTTAGACCGTCTTTTGCAAGACGGCCCTTCGCAGCGCGATATCCAGTTTATCCGCACTTGTCTTCTGGGCATCATGGCTAGGCTCGACGCTGCCATCGTTGAGATTAACGAATCTTAACCACACTAATCGGGGGAGGCACTCCGCCTCCCCCATTACCCCCGGATAGGGGAGCATCATGTACGGACAAGACGAAGCTTTCGTGGCTGTGATCTTAGTAGTCGGGTTCACGATCCTGCTCGTGTGCTGGATCGCTGAGTACTTCCACAGAGAGGATAGATAGATGATAAACAACAACAATCCCATGCCTCTTATAGGCCTCACCATCTTTGCCATGTTCCTGTGGGTAATGATCACCTTCAACATCTAGGAGAGAGAATGATGAAAGACGGCGTAACGATAAGGGAGATCGCGATCTGGACCTTGACCAAACACCGGGATGCAGTCGGTGAATACTTGGACCTATCTGATGAAGAACTCCAGAACCTTTTTCGACGGCTATGTGCAGACGATCCTGTGCGATTTGAGGGGGTTCTAAAAGAGGAGGAGAGATACGGACACGCTCAGTTAACTGGACAAGAACTCTATGACCATGAAAACCCTGCACCCTTAGAAAATCCAATGGACTGGGAGAAGTAAGTAGAGCAAGCAACATGGGGGGGGCCGAAAGGCTCCCCCCTTTTTTTTGTGCCTACTGTTCACCTAACTTGAGGCCACGATCCCATCCACCTAGTGAGGGTATGCGATGAAGAACAAGAGACGAGACAGCAGCCACAGCAGGAAACACCGCCGTGATCGGAAGGCTAGTAACCTGAGACGAGGCAGACCCAAGCCGAACCAGACACCCAAGCACATAAGAGAACTCAACAAGATACTAAGGCGCACGGGTCAACCAATCTTCGACAAAGAGTAGAGCAGCAAGGGGGGGGGAAGAAAAAAAATTAGAGACAGGTACGGGCGTCGGGTACGGGCGCGAGGCGCGGAAAATTTTTTAAATAAAAATTAGGTACGGGCGTCGGGTACGGGCGCGAAGGGTAGGCACAAAAAAAAGAGGGCCACCCTTTCGGGTGACCCTCTCCTCTATCCCCCCCTCCCCTTAGTTGAGTGACAGTGTTTCCTGATTCCGATCTACCCACGTTCCCTCTTGGGTGACTAGTTCCTTTCCTAGTCTGTGGAATCTGGACATCGATGTCGGAAGCTCCACGATGTTGCGATCCTTGAGAACCTCAGTGGTGGCGTTATTGAATCCCCACATGGTCGGCTGCTCAAATTCCTCGTGGCTAGGATTCCGATACTCTTTCAGAATCTTAGGAGCGTATGCCCACGGGAATGCGCGAGCATCGCACAGCCTAACGAGTAGATCGTGGGCCACGTTATCCTCTAGGCTAGTCTTCTTATAAGACTCGACCAGTTGAGTGTGATCCGTATGTGCTTCGTCAATCTCTCCCGCCAATTGGTTAAGCCGTGACGGTAGAACCTGCCGCACGTTTACGCTGTGCTTGTGGCTCGCCTTGAATTCTCCCATGAAATCAAGGTTACTGCAAACCATGACAACGAGTCCCGCCACCATGCCCGCCGACATCGTTTTGTCGTGGCTGTTGCGGATGCCGATAGCTAACTCGTAATCCTGCCCGATGGCTACATCTTCTCTCTGGATTTTCAAGACACCGAATAGCCTTGTGCTATCGTATCGGATGTCTTCCCCGCCAACCTCAACCTTCCCGCTTTCCAAAGCGTAACGCTGTTCGGTAATGTCCCAACCGAATCCACCAAGCGTTCGGTTGACCATGTCGAGAAACTCACCATGTGGAAGCGGTATGTGGCTCCGCGTTTCCGGCGGTGTCTCTGTCGCTCGCACCTGCTCCTCTGTTACCGTCGTCCCGCCGATGAGTGTCGTTCTCACGTTCGCCATTTTGTTTTCCTCCTGTAGGTGAATGGCCGTTCAATTAACGTATACCAATCTACAGTGATCGAGTCACATTGTCAACCACCATCACCACATTATTTTACCACCATGACCCACACCTATGTTATATTTTTTTAGGTACGGGCGTCAGGTACGGGCGCGGGACATAAGCCCCGCGCCCTATCCCCTCAAGTATGTGTGTGTCCATCTGGTTCGACCCCGATGAACATCCTCCCAGACATGACACCGACGTATCCGAACCCCGGTAGCACTTCCACCGGATCGGGCAGGTTATGTCTCTGTTGTAATAGCTCCAAGCTATTCCACTGTTCGACCGTTACCTCGTTATCCTTTTCACCTATAAAGATAGGTTGTTTGTTCGGCCACCGAGCTTTCATGCTGTCCCCCTTTCGCTAGGGCGAATCTGATTCCCCCAAGCCCAATGCTCATTGTCTAGATCCACTAACACCTTCCGCTCTACAACAGTGTCCCATCCCACAAGCTGTACATCTTCACCATACTTTGAACCATTGGACTCGTTAATCTGAATCCCCCTTACCTTGACTAGTTTCTCAGGATCACTGCCCCAACCACCACGCCACAAGACCGAGTCTCCTACTTTCAGGTTAGCCATTAACCTGTCACCTCCTTGTGGCGATCTTCAAACGTGGTCATCCACTCCACCAACAGATCACCCGCCTCTCTACGATCCAACCCAAACGTAGCCTCCACATACTGCCCCGCCCCAAACATATTCGTGACACCCGATTCGCGCAGGTTGTCCAGATACTCAAAGATCTTTTCCTTGTTCATCTGACTAGCTCCTTATTGAAAGGGTTGTCTGTCGTACACCAATCTATAACAACACTATCACCGTGTCAAGACACTGGGCCTTTAAGACACTGCTGTTCTGGGTATCGGGAGCGAAGACCCTCATCGAATCGTCTAGGCATGACCACCTTCCAATTGCAATCGTCGCAACACCGACCTTCTTTTATCGGTTCAGCGTTGTTGCCATGCTCCCACGCCACTTCTCCTGTTGTCGGATGAAGCAGGGGCTTGATCGGTTTCTCGCAGATGACACAGTCCATGTTAATCCTCTCTTGTGGTGGGCCAGTGAACTATCGAGCATTAATATAACATGATGATGTCACCATGTCAAGATGTGACTATGACTATGGCCATGGCCTCACATTTTTTTTTAAAAAAATTAGGTACGGGCGTTAGGTACGGGCGTCCACCCTATATGATATTTAATCCGAAGAGTAACAGCAGGGTTAGGACGATCACATACACAACCTCCGAGATAACCTCACCTATTGTCTGTTTCTTTTTGTACGTCACACCTTCTCCTTTAATGCAGGGGATAGCTGACATTAGATACTTCGTGATCCCAACAGGCCCGACAGTCTCCACAATATGGATCTCCATCCTCTACATAAGCGGGGCAAGTATGATCGCCCTTGCTAGTAACGGTAGATGTGTTCGGAAAGGTAGGCTCAGGTCCGTCAATCATTACAGCCGACAGCCTGACGCACACGTTGGATGGAAACTCTCCATGATCCCGCAAATATTTAAGAACTAATCCTGTTTCGTGGGTAGGTAGCCAATGCTGTGTGTTAGGCGTCCGTTCACATACTTCTACAATATTTTTTAGGTGCGTCATGTCTTGTACGTCACCGGAATCTTGCCAACGGAAATAATCTGCCCCGTTAATTCCGCGCACCATGTTGTCTACCCACTTAGGGTGGTACAAAGCATCTAGTCTACGCTGTAAAGCTTCCTGAACTACTGGCCTAGCGTAGTGACCACGCCCCGCATAGCACTTAGAACATATGGTGCCCGGAACTTCAGCTAATTTTGCGCCCACATTGCAATGCTCGACAGATAAAGAGATCGCACGACAGGGCATCTTGCTGGGATTAGAGAATCCGCCGACCGATTCCCGAGCTTGCTTGACAGTTTGAAGTTTCATAGCGTCCCCGTCTATATCACGTTGTGATTATCGGAACTCATGTAACCTATATGATCAGTGCCACCCTGTCAAGGCCCAACACAAAAGGATTTCTCTCTCTATATAGAGGGTGGGAGTCACTACTAGTAGTCTACTGTTTCTTTCTACCCGTTCGAGAAGACTACAACACACTCAAACTGATTTTTACTTACCAGTTAACCAGTTCGAAACCCTGTCTAGATAGTCTAGGTAGTGTGGACCCTCTGTCAAGGGGTAAAATCTGCCTCCAAGCAGGTACGGGCGTCAGATATGAGTTTTTTTTATAAATTTTCAGGTACGGGCGTCAGATCTCGACCAATTTGGGCTATCTGTTTAATAGTTTTTCAGGTACGGGCGTCAGACTACTAGTAATCTTGTAACTATCCTAGGTACGGGCGTCAGAATGGACAGCCTAGCCGAATCAGTGCCTCAGAAAGAGCCTCTGCGCTAGATATCTCTGGATAGCGACTACTCCCACAGGGTATATCAATTCATTGGGATGTTGAGGTCTTCCAATTTTTCTCTCAGTTCTTTTTCTACATCTTCTGCACTTCTGTGTACTACTGTGACGTTGGTACTATCGTCAAATAATTTTTCAGTTTTGGCTAAGATTTCTAGGGCTCTCACTCGTACAGACGGATTATTCTCATCGCACGAGGCTTCAGCACGCAACTTATCTAGTATCCAATCTTTAGAGATTCCTTTGTGGGTTTCTTTAGCCTTTTCTTTTTGTTTTTTAATTTCGTCCACTCTACTTCTAATCTTCTCCATGGACATGAGTTTAGATCCTTCGGTTGACGCGGATCTACGCGACAATTTTTTCACATTATAGGCTTGGAGGTAGCTATCTGTCTGGCTATTGCCATCGGCCACGAACGCACAGAACGCCCTTTGTTTTTCTGATAGGGTGGTGCCCTGTTTCATGTTACATCTCCGGTAGAGTGTAGCCCAATCTAAACGGGGTCAGCATCCACCTCAAGGATGTGCCTATTGACACAGTGACATAGTGTGTTAAGTTAAGTCTCGAGCGGACACCTTCTCAAGGAGGAGTTACCATGTTCAACGAACCATCAGAGTACGACTACCGCGCCCCCACCCACAGGGAATTGGTAGACAACTACACCCGTTGTCATGGGGAGTTTGAGACTGAGCAAGCTTGGATACTCTCACCGTATGACACATGGGAGCCCAACCCTTTCTACAAGGGACGCCCGCAAAAGAGTCCAGACGAGCTTGAGTACGAGTACGGTCACTGCATCGAAGCGGGCGACGATCCTGATTCGATCTCCATCTATGTGGACGGCCTACCTGCTGACCCACCCCGTAAAAGCGACGATGAACTTTGGGCCGAAGCGTGTGATGCGCGTGATCGCACCCCATTCTTTTAATCACCCTCTAAAGGAGGAATACACCATGACCGACAAATATCCTGACGCGCCCGTCCACATACTCGACAGCATCAATCGGTACGTCGAGCATCGTCTTCAACCGGGAGGTTTCGTGACGGCGGTGCTTTCAAACGATTTGGTGGCAGCATTCAGGGCTGCCGACACGGATTCTGAGGCTGGCCTCCGCGACATTCTAAAATACATACGCTGGGAGATCCCTTCACCGTGTTGGGGATCGCGAGCGAAGGTCGAAGCATGGATCAACGATAGCAAGCCACAGCAAAACCATTAAAGACAGGGGGGAGGGACTCACCCTCCCCCCATCACCCCCAGATAGGGGAGGACGAAAATGCTAGAACACATCAGCACCATAATCAGCCGAGTCTTGGGAGCCACAAGTTGCCCAGACTGTGACGGTAACGACAAGAACGACGGCCCCGTGCCGAACGAGAAAGATCGAGAGATGTGGATCGATCTCGCAGGGTACTATGTCGAGTGTCCCATGTGCGAAGATGGTCGAGTCTACTGGGAAGACAATTGGCTTGCAGGTGGAGAGAATCGTTGGCGTGCTCATAACGCCGACTGCGAACACTGCAAGGGCTCCGGAGAATTGAGAATCCACGACCGATGTGGGACTTGCGGAAGGTTAGAGCAAGCCTATGGCAAGGGACCGGAAAGGGTGGACGATGATGATAGGATACGCGACCACCTAGAATATTAGGTATGAAGCAGTGTCGCCAACAATGGAAGAGATATAATCTCCTTACTGAGGAAAAATCAGATGACTAAGGCAGCGATCCAACACGAGCATAAAGAATTTATCGACACGATTCTGGACAAGGTGAGGAGGTACTCACGGCTAGTAGAGATCAAAGATCTATATACGCGTGATAAAGAACTAATAAAAGAAAAGGAAGAGGTGATGGCAGACATAGAGAATTCTCTCTACCGCAGGCTAGATGAAGTCGGAGACTCAACGTGACGATCACCAAGCAACACCTAATAGATCTAGAAGATGTGTCAACTATTTTGTCAGACATGGACACGGAACTTGATAGCTCAATGCACAACTGCACCTCATGCGGGCGAGACTCGTGGATCGATCTTCGGGAAGGAAGGTTCGCCACTGAGGTGGGCATCATGCTCCGCAAAACCCAGAAATGCATCGGCTTGGTCAGGGATGCACTAAAGCAGAAGGAAGTGGATACAAGATTTGGTCCTAGTACAGATCCGCGGAGAATGAGAACACATGAGAACCCGTAAAGCTAGACAGTTGCTAAGGAAAGGGTTGTGTGTCTCCAATGTCCGCGGACACAGACCTGCTCTCATCTCCTACACGGGAGCCATCAAGCTATACGGGTGCAGGACATTAGGATGTGACGCCATCCTAGAATGCTGGGACAACCCCGACAACGTGGCTGGCTCTATGGTACATACCAACTGCAACCACCAAGATCTAGGATGGCTACGAAGACAGCTACTAAAACTGATAGCCTTTTAGATCTGGGCACAAAAAACCCCCGAGTTGTCTGTATGCCTGAGAACACACAGACAACTCAGGGGGAGGGCATGATAAAGGAGGATGAACCATGCCGCTTTTGCCACTCACCAATATAACTTACCAACTACAGACCCAGAGTCAATCCTTAGCGGTATGGAACCTTTCGATGGCCGCAGAAACGTGAGGCAGAGCGGCGAGCCTACTCGACTCCACCCGCACACTAGACTGATCCATTTTGGAGGCGTTGTAGGCCATCCGATACGCAACCACCAACTTTTCGCCTCCTGCCACCAACTCAGCGAAGTGAGTCTGTTTAGGCGTCAGGTTGCGCGTGAGCGAAGGGCCAGCATTCGGAGACATATTATGTGCGCGACTATCTGAATCCTCTTCCTCATCAGAGGTGTAACTAATGAGTGGCTGTATCATTACCCTGAACGCATCAAACCATCCAAACTTGTTACGCATAATAGATTGTTGACGTTCATTGTTTGCCCGTGCAACACCTGTTAGATAAGGCTTGTTGTAAGTCTTCCTGTAGTCTCTGACCTCTTTCTCACTCTGAGCTATGTAGATGCCGTGCGTACAGTGGAGGACGGGAAGTACCAGTTCCTTGGCACAGTAAAAATTGAACCTTGGGTGATGGGAGTTGAACCAAGATCTAGTTGGCCTCTCAAACTCTTTAATCGTTGGGTCCCACAACCCTACTACGGTATCCCAAAGAAATTCTTTGGACTTAGCCCTAGCCTGACCCATACAATGTTCTCTCAGTAATTTCACAAGCACATCGTAATAAACAACTTCCTTCCTGCTCCACTCTGACAAGCCCTTCTCATCCGTTGGCTCGTCCGCCCTCGCCATCTCCATTCCGTTAGACATTAGAGAGAACCTCGTCTAAGGCGATAATTTCTTTTGTAATAATGCTGTGCCTACGGGCAGTAAAACGGATTGCCTCTGGAGAAAATCTGGCGGGAGATTCTGACGCCTCTTTAATTGCATCACGATACGCAGTCATTGCGTCCATGTAATCCTTCACTATCGGCTCGTCTGTTATCTCCGCCGATCTACGTTTTTCAGCCTTGCGATCAGCAGCCATGCTTGTAGCCCTGAGTTCCTGCTCAAAGCTGAAATCTCTACGCTTCGGGTGGCGCACCTTAATCACCCTGCTCTTTTCCTTTGCGCCTGATGCGGCGTTGTAGGCCGCCAACACCTCTTCTGTTTGACCTAAATTCAATTCCTCCGAAGTAAATTTATCAGCGACCTTCCGCTTCGCTTTCCAGTCACCCTTTGCCGCCATGGCTTTGGCAGTTTTTCTTAAAGATATTTTTCCATCACTATTATATACTACGACTCCATGATCCAGTCCCTTCAATGCTAGCATTAATCTATTTATTGTAACTTGGGTACACCCTACCATCTGTGCCAATTCAGTTTGGCTACAGCCAAACTTCTCTAAAAGATTCGCATAGCCACGAGCTTTTTCGACAACACCAACATCCTCTCGACATTCATTTTCCAATACCTGTTTCAGTAACGCTTCCGAATCATCAACATCCTCCACGATAGCCGCTATCGTTTCAAGTCCAGCCCTCCTCGACGCTTCAGTTCTACGATGACCGTAAACAATTTCATAGCCCTTGCCGTTTCGGCGTACCTTGATGGGCACCTCCTGCCCCTGCTCCTTGATAGATAAGGCCAGTGCATCCAAACCTTCTTCGTCAAACGTGACACGAACCTGATCCTTCGATGGCCTCAGATCCTTGAGCGGTACATTCTCTACAATCATTTTCATCCCCCTTTTACAATTTTTAGAGTGTCACCATGTCATGCAGTTCCGAGAACGGAACCCAGTAGCAGGGTCTGCCGCCCTTGCGGTCATCCCAAAACGATTCATCCATCATGTCCTCGCCCCGAATCCAGCCATGCACCTTGAACCTAAATTGCTCTGGCTTGGCAGTTACCATGACGTAGATCCTATCCGGTTGATCGTCTTTCTGGCCTAGCAGGTAGCGAGCGTTTGGGTTCGGGCTACCCCTCACCTCTATCGATTGACCATCGGGCATGACGAGATCACCCTTGTCACGACCGTCCCACGATAGCGTATGCTCTTGCGGCCACGGTAAGTACAGCAGCTTCGCCGTCGCGACCTCGCTGAGATATCCGGCCAGTGTGTCATCAAGTCGCCTCTTTACGCCTTGGTTGTTCTTAGGCATGGCACCGAGAAGTACACAGCGCAGCGTATGAAATGTCGCGACCGATACAGCCCGAGACACATCATTCTGGGTGAGGGTGACTTGCATATCAGTTGATGGTCACATCGGAAGGGTCAAGTGTTATGCCTAGGTTAGTGCCCACCCTCTTCATAAACACAGGCTTTAAGGTCTTCACCAAAGGACTGTCATCACCTACTTCCTTAGCTTTATCTAGCATATCCTTAGTGATCTTATCGTCGCTCAACCACGGATGGAGATCCCTCATGTCACTCAACAGAAATGCAACAAGCAACGACTCTCCGTCACCCTTCGTGAAAACCGCTTCTATGTTCGCATCACAATTACAAGAATAAAGGTGGGCAAGTGCCTCATCCGATGTGGCTCCATGCTCACCAATCATATCTTTGCTATGTTTTTCTTTTCCTATGTACTGAAAGATGTGGCAACCATCTTCATGCAAAGTTTCGATAGTCACCATCGACTCATTGTCTCTGGCTAGACTATCTACTATCAACACGATGCAGGAGATCGCATCACCATTGTTGTCTTCTAATTCCACCACTGATCTCCCTTTTTTTTGACAGCCCGCGGAGATGATGGTGCCTCCGTCAACCTCTCGACGTACTCTCTGAGTATATCACGGAGCAACTGTGACGTACTCACACCCTTCCCTTTAGCTAACCCACGGAGGGTGGAGAGTATATCACCCTCCACCCTCAGTAGGAATTTGACCTTGCTAGAAGGGGAGTCCATCATCCTCTTCGTCATCACCACCTACCAGAACATTCTCTATCGGAAGGATCTCTAGACGAGCGTTCTCATAATCGATGCCCTTCTTGGATGTCCTGTTCCAGATAGCTACCCGAACCGTAGGCATCTCGCCTTCCTTCGCGTGAGATACCATCTCCTTTAGAAACTCCCTAGTGAATTCAATTTTCCCCGACTTCACCGGAGCTTTAGAATTTTCTTTGAACTGATTCTTGAAGATTGCAAAATCAATCTTAACTACGTTTTCGTATTGACTAGCCATTGAGCAGTTCCCCCTGTTCGTCTCTGTTATCGTTGAGTTTTAATGCAGCTTTCGACAATTCGTTTACTGACTGTACGAGTTTCGCTATCGCCTTGGTGTCTTTGCTTTTCAGCGCGGCCTTGATCTCGCCTTGGGTCTTGGAGTCCGGTAGCCAACCCGCCTGAGCCGCCTCGTTGCAAGCTTCCCTCAATGCCATAGCCATCTCATCACCTGAGACGGCTCCATTCGATGTCGGCACCTCCACCTTCTCAGCTTCCTTAGCCTTCGCCTTTGCCTTGGCCTTCGCCTTCTGCTTAGGAGGCGTCACATCCGTCACAGCCGTCACATCTTCCGTGGGAAGCCCGTCCCCACTGTAGATGTAATTAGCCAATCCATGAAGAGAGAAGCACTTGGTCAGGCATCTCATTTTCGCATCAGAAATATCCCGTGACGAGGGATGAGCGATACTCTTCATCCTGTAATCCATAACAGGCAACCACATCTCCCTAACCACATCACCAATCGTTACCGAACAACTGACCGATGCGGTGCCACCTTCGTAGTAAGTAGCATCTCTAGTCACGCCCTTCTCATCAGTGGTGCCATGCCATTTGATTGTCATCTCAGGATAGTTCTCCATCATAATCCTGTAAGCATGACTCCAACTCAGGTAGGTCAATCCACCTTTCTCTTCCGTGAACTCATTCACGTTGATCTTCGACAGCGTCTTCCATATCGACGCCGCACCTAAGCTCTTAGCGACCATTTGCTCTTCCCCCTTTCCATTGTGGGCAAAATTCCGCGACCTCGCACCAACTCTCGCATCGGACATACTTAGCATCACCATCCTTGATGGTGTACGAGCCAGTCTTTTGCTTGTTGACGTAGTTGGTTGCGTCCTGCAGGCTATCGAAAGAACGAGGCTTGCCACCTCCACTGTGCGTGGGGTTAACCTGATAGGCTCCTCTGGCCCATCGCTCTTCCGGTGTGCATGGGATGGTGCTTTCCTGACTATGGACCCGGACCCGCTGATCCACATAATCATCCTGCCGCCCATCCCTCCATATCGGTACGGATAACACAACAACTGGACTCTCCGGGTAGTCATATTTGCCTACCCTAGACTTCATCCAGTCACGGCAGATACATACGATGTTCAACTTGGTAGCAGTTATGTCATTCTGCCTAAGCAACCAAGCATAGAGATTCAACTGCTTCTCCCAATCTTCCTTCAACCCACGCTGTACTGAGTAGGTTGATGTCACCTTGTAATCAACGACAGAACCATCATCTCTTATGAGGTCGATGGCACCGCTAATCGTGACGCCATCATGTTCAGCGTGGAATCTCTTTTCCTTGGTGCCCTCACTATCTGCTCGTTCAATCGCAGCATGAACACCCGTGCCCAACAACTTCCAAATCTGTTCTCGCACATCAACACTGATATCATCCTCGTGCTTATTCCACAGGCGGCGAATCTGTGGGGGCTTGATCAACTCCGTAATGGAGAAGTCTGCCCCGTCCTTCGTGTATGGATCGCTGCGGATAGCATCCACAATCGAATCCGGTGCGCCATAGTTGTTGGTGAGTTTCAAGAAATCCTCCACACGCCGACAGTTGATTCGGTATCTTCTATACGCCTCACGATATAGCGTTTCCCTTCGTCATTCTTATTCCAGCGAGTGGCAGATGAACGGACACTGCGTTCGTGCCTGATGTCTTCACATTCAACCATGAAGCACTGGTTCACATCCAGTTTTGCAAAAGGATATGTCCTTCGCTCTGCCCTGTGCGGAATTGGTACATCGTCAAGTATTAAAATATCACCCGACTCCGTTAATGCCGTCGTAACACTCATTGAATTCTCCAAATTCCTATCCCATAGTCAGTAATGCGAACGCTAAACTTTTTGCCAGTTTTCCTAGCCAATCTACCTGCATAACTCCTCACTGCATTGATCTTGCCTTGCACCTCCTCGCCGTCCATGGTCATCTCAATCAAGTCGCCAACCTGCACCTCATCCAACGGCAGGTGCCCCCATTTAGTAGGAGGCCCTGAGTTGGGTGGAGGAGGTCCGACACCTTCGTAGACCCTGATTCTCTGCTTTGTATGCACCAAGGGATCTCCTTAGTTGCCCCGCGAATCGGTTACCGTTATAGTCTCTGTCCCGCTGGAGACGAATGGATGATAACGAAACGACGGGAGCTACGCAAGGGCCTTGACAACAACCTGTGCGAGCTTAGACTAGTAGGAGAGCCTGCCTCGAAAGCCAATTCGCGGAGACTCGTCTTGATAAAGGGTAGACCAGCTTTCATTAAATCAAAGAAAGCCATTGACTACTCAAAGAACTTTGCGCTTCAGTGCCCAACGTATGACACCTTATATGAAGAAGACTTGGTCATTGCCCTAAAGATTTACTATCAATCTAAACGACCAGACCTTGATGAGTCTTTGATACTGGATCTTCTTCAAGGTAAGGTATATAAAAATGATAGGTCTATCAAACTAAAATATGTTGAGTGGGGTCTAGATAGACAGTTTCCTAGGATATTAGTAGTACTAGGACCAGTAGAAAGAAGAGAAGAGGTTATTAGTAGGTTTAGAGAACTAGTAGCAAAGGAGGAGGTGAATGCTTCAACGGTTAGTACCCAGTAAAATCAAGCTACTAGCCTCTAAGCTTTCCCTAGGGCAATACAAAAAGAGATGTCCTGAGTGCCACCACACCCGCTCTAAACATAAGCACGATAGATCTCTATCAATCAATATCGACTCAGATGGAGTCCGATACCACTGCCACCATTGTGATGAAACTGGAGGATGGATGCACGAAGAAACGCCCCCACTACCGATAACCCCTCCGACGGGTACAAACGATGTCGTAGAACAGTACCTCAAAAGTCGCAACATTGGCGAAGATGTAATCAAAAACCACACCGTTCAGGGCACCTATACCTTCAATGGCAGGAGCGTACCCGCGGTAGGTTTCCCGTATCGTGATGGCACCAACATTGTAGCAATCAAGTGGCGTAGTGCGGACAAGAAGAAGTTCTACAGCCAAGAGAATGTGTGTCAGGACTTTTTTAATCTGAATAGCTACGTCAAAGGCAATGACATCCTACTCGTAGAGGGGGAAATGGATGCGCTGTCATGGCTCTCCTGTGCTTTACCGGACAACCTTACGGTCATGTCCATACCGAATGGGGCACCCTCCCGTGTGAAGGATGGTAAGGTTGACCCGCGGGAAGACAGGAAATTTCAGTATGTCTGGAGGGCGAAGAAGCAGCTTGAGTCAGCATCAAGAATCATGTTGTGCTTTGATAACGATGAAGCTGGCTTCGCATTGCGTGATGAGATCGTGAGAAGGATAGGTACAGACAAAGTGTGGACGATGGATCTGGAAGATTACAAGGATACATCCGAAGCTCTAGCAGATAAGGGAGCAGGCTATCTCCTAGGACAACTGAGTGTCTGTGAACCTTATCCAACGGTGGGATTGCACAGGGCTAGAGAGTTCCGTAAAGAGTACGATCTGCTGTATGAGGAAGGGCAGATCCAAGGGGCATCGACTGGTATGAGATCAGTTGACAAGATGATCCAGATCGTACCGGGAATGGTCACAATAGTGACGGGGTTTCCAAGCTCAGGTAAGAGTGATTTGATCGATCAATTCTGCCTGAATTTAGCTAGGTCCGAAGGATGGAAGACAGCGTACTGTAGTTTCGAGAAGCCACCTGCTCTGCATATGGCACAGCTTGCACAGAAGCTGATGGATAGGCCGTTCTTTGAAGGCATCTCCACGCGAATGAAAGCAGAGGCCAAGGACTATGCCTACGAGTGGATTGACCAGCATTTTCTCTTTATGGATCACACCCGTGATGGACCCACAACCATTGATGGAATTCTAAAGGTTGCTTCGGCGTCGGTCATGCAAATGGGGTGCAGGATTCTGGTAATTGATCCGTACAACTTCATAGAGCTACCGCCTTCGGATAGAGAGACGGATGCAATCAGCAAGATGCTGACCAAGGTGCAGAAGTGGGCCAAGGCGCATGACGCCCACTGCTTCTTCATCGCTCACCCCACCAAGCTTGCACCGGACAGGAGATCGGAGAAGAAGGTGGTGGTCACGGGGCATGACATCGCAGGTTCTGCGGCTTGGTTCGCAAAGGCTGACCTAGGCATAACCGTCTGGCGGCATCCGCAGGACATGGAGCCCAGTGAGTTTCATTGCTGGAAGGTGAGGTGGGGATGGATCGGCACGAATGGTTACTGCCGACTCGACTTTGATCGTGCTACCGGAAGATGGTCAGATCATATACGAGAACCATTCATTGATAGAGAGTGGGACTTCTAGGGGGGGGTTGACAAGATTGATACAGGGTGTTAGGTTGATTATCAATCAATCACCCCTCAAAGGAGGAGAGAGCATGAAGGCCATTGTGGAGCAGATAAGAAAGGTGGAACAAATGACGGTGATAGCGGAAGAGGTTCTCGCGTCACTAAAAGTGAACAAGCAGTCAGCGAATGAGTAGGGCGATCCCGGCACCTGCCAAGGCATACGGAGCCATGCTTCCAAGCTTACCCAAGAAACTGATATTCGCGAGACGCTGCCATGCATCGGCCTCTTCATGGAGGGCACCGATCTCTGCTCTCAAGGATTCGTTGACGCCCTGCTCCAGTACCCAGAGGGAGTCGAGGACGGTCACCCGCTGACCCAGCAAGACCTTGTCTGCCTCAAGTGTTTGGATCTGCACCTGATAGGCAGTGACCTCCTCTTGGTGATCTGTCTGGGCCTGATCCAGAATCTCCACTAGACCGTCGTAAGACCCAAGGCTATCCCTTAGCACCTCGAAGCTGCGCTCAAAGCTCCTAGACGCCTCTGAGGCCGTCACAACGGCTTCTGCCCTAACCTCTGCTAGGGAGTCATGGGCCTGAGCAAGGCTGTCCACTAGCAGTTCGTAGCCTTCGGTGGCTTCCTCGACTTGGCGCTCAAGCTCCATGCGCTCTGCCTCCAGCACATGGACACGCTCTTCTGCCGCGACAGCATCTGCCCTAGCACCACTCGCATAGCTGTACGCGAAACCCAGTGCAACTAAGACACCAGCTACTGCGATAATCTCTTTAGCTTTCATCGCTCCCTCTCAACATAATTCCTACGAGCAGCCCCGGCAGCACCAATACCTAGCAGTGGTGCTATCCCGGCTAATGGATTCGGACTATGCCGTTCCCGTGGATCGAACGCTGCCCAACGAGAGCGTAAGTTTTTAGGGTCGAAGATTACTATTTGTCGAGAATCTTTTGCATCAGGTAATTTAACCCATCGTCTGTTTATGTACTCCTCACGAGGCTCATAGAAGCCTTCCCATCCCCTCTCCGCCGCTAATTTTCTTGCCCTCTCACTAGCCTCCGAATAACCCCAACCTCCCGGCTGAAAATATGGACCTGTTTTATCTCTGGTCTTAGGACCAAAGTAAGGATCGTTATGTATCACATCATCTACCAATTCCTTAAACTCCGGGCTATCACTACTGAGAAGTTTTTTGCTACGCACCCTGAGTGGATGTATGGAACCAGTTGTAACATTTGGATCAGAGGGGTGCAAAGACCGCGCATTAGTCGTATATCGTTCAACATCTTTTGGGTTGGGGGCAACATATACACCTGACCCTATTTCACCATAGCCAAGTTCAGGTGCAAAGCCTGATTCCCTAAATGGACCTTTAATATCTTCTGGTGTTCCATGATACACATCTAAATCAAATTCCATTTCTTCAGCCCGTGCCACCCGGCTCGCCTCGTCCATCGGGAGTTCGTCTGCCGCCTTCGCTACCCGTTGTGCAACTCTTCGCAAGGTTGAGCCAGCGACAAGCGGAAGAGCAAGCCCAGCCACACCCCATCCCATCCGGGGGATATCGCCTGTTCGCGCCCCAGCTATAATGTCAGCCATGTCGATACCCTCACCAACGCCGGGGACCATGGAAGCAGCAACCAGACCAGCAGTTTCCCCGGCTGTCTCCGGTTGCAAGGCTCTATCTATCCTGCGCGGGACGGACCTGAGTTGAGCAGCGACACGCTCTGCCCATGATGGCCTTGGCCCGATGGTCGCATAGCCTTCTTCCCCAGCCATAGCACGGCGTCTGTTCTCTTCCTTCGTGTCTCCCCGCTCTGCCATTAGCTGCCACAGCCGCCGTCTTCTTTTTTCCTCTGGGTCGAGAGACGTTATACCGCCCTGCTGGTAGCCACGCAGACTAGCTATGCCTTTCATTTAGGATGTGTCCGGTAGCCTGACGAGGAAGCCGGGAGTCATATCGCCATGCCATCCGCCTAGCTGGTTGTATTCGTAGAATTCAAGAGCCTCCTCGTAAGTGGGGATGCCCTCGTCCATGAGCTTGTCAATAACCTTCTCTTTGTCGTAGATCACAATGGACTCCATACCGTAGCGCTCTAAGATTCCTATGGCGCAATCATCGTAGCCGTCCATGGTCAGCGCACTCTCGACACCAAGGTCGAGCAGTTGCTCTGCCAATGTGACGGTGCTATCAACGAATCCCGTAGCGTCTGACATACCACCCCCGCCGTCGAGCAGTTTGAGGTCAGGCATCGTTGTTCCCTCTGTGTGAGCGTTGAAAGTGTTTGAGCGTTGAGGTAAGCATCTTACTGGGAAGTGAGGATTCCTGATCGATGTTTATCGCATCAAACCATTTGGTGCTACCCTTAGATCCCAAGAAACAGACCGCACCAACATGATCCGTGATGCCGGTTAATTTTTTGTGGCGCATATCCTTTATCGCATGACGCACCATGGCCGTGGCAAGTAATCTTTCGGGGTCATGTACATGATGCTTCATGCTTGCCCCCACCGTGCAGGTGACAGCCTATTAATCATGCCCCTTACATCTATATGCGTAAACGTTTTATAGCGGCCAAGGCCAAAGAGCTTGGCGTGAGGATGCCTCTCCAATAGATCAGCTACTTCGGATGGGGTGCGTCCCATCTTCACCACATCCGCAGCCGCACAGGTTTTGTGCATGGAGTTCTTTACTCCGCCGATAGCCTTGTTGTACCAATCATCACGATACCAACTGTTCACAAGTACACTAGCCGTGCCTCCCTCCGTTCGTAGCCACTCAAGAACGTCGATCAGCTTGTACGCATTATCCAGCAACTTCTGCGGAGGTGCGGACAGTACAGCACCACCGCTTCTGCGCCCAACGTCACATATCTCCAGAGCAGAGAAGTTTTTGGTGCCGTGATCCGCTAGGCATTTGCCGCAGATTTCTACCCAATCATCTTTCGTCATTTTCTTTGAAGTCCGGGCTGTTGTCTAATAGCTTGGGACGCCGTGGACTACGCACTGCCTTTGCTATCCCAGCCGCGACGGAGCCTATCTGCGGGGCTAAATACTGAGCCACCCGTGGACCGCCAGCCCATGCGACCAATCCCACGTTAAGACTACCTAGGAGGGTATACGCAATTTCTGGCACTGCCAGTATGAGTGAATCCAGCACAATGATGGTGCCCGTGAACAGCAACACACCCAACAAGAAGGTGCGGGCGGCTGAAAACGTGCCACGTTCGTCTACAAGTATTTCCTTGATACGCATCATGGCCTCGTACCCAAGGCAGCTTCCATGACACCACGTTCTTCCCTTATATCGCCCATAATCTTAACCATCTCCGCGAGCATATCATCACGAATCTCAAACATTCGGAAGAGTTGTCTGCGCTTGTCGTCATCGGACAGATCGGTTCTCTCAAATAATCTGTCGCGTTCCGTCCGGTAATGCTTCATGCGGCGTTCAAAATACTGGAGCCGTCTCTTGGCATCGAACATCCCTTTATGTTCTTGCTCAAACTCTTTTGCCTCCTCATATCCCCGGCCTTCCTTGATCTGGCCCAGCGTGGTGACCAGTGTGTTCATGTCTTCGACGGCCTCATAGAAATCTTCTTGGAATCCTCCACCTTTCTGTGCATCATATAGGAGGTCACCAAGCATCGGCATACTAGCTACGGTGCGCCAATCAAATCCGAAGTCAGCCGATGTTCCTACCACATTTTCGTCCGTCGCTTCACGGGCAAGACGATCAGCCGCAACAAAGAGGTAAGACCCTAGCGTACCCGTGTACTGCCTCATCATATACTCAAGCTTCATGGGCGAGTTCAAGAAGTCCACGTTCTTGAGGAACGGGATATCATTCAACTTGTCTCCGACCAATCTCGTGATCATGCTCGTGTACGGATTGTATTGCTCGCTCGCCATGACAGTGTCTTCCATCCACTGCGGCACAATCGCGTCTCTTTGGTAGGCATCCTTATTTGACCATGCGTCAATCATCGGACGTATGAATTGCGGCCTGAGATCCATCATCAGGGAGCCCTTAAGTTGTCGTGCCATTTCGTCCCTGACATCCCTGACATCATGTTCCTCTTCAAACATCATCCTCAGTATCTGCTCAGGGATAACCTTGTAGAGAGTGCCAACCTCAAACGGTATCGGGATTTTGGCATGGAGGCCGTTGCCCATAGGTATCAGCCACCAATCGTTCTTCAAGTCTTCGCGGGTGTTCTTATACTCCTCGTCATCCTTGACCATGAAGTAGTACATGGCGGTGGCCCCAATGAAGAGCGCACCCCTCGACACGGCAGTCAGTTGTCTTTGTGTCCGTAATGTTTTGCTATCTACATCCGTGACTCCCTCTTCCCCGAACAATCCGGGTGCGTCCATTGAACCAGCGTGTGTCCTATAGGTTACATCCAGACCTTGGATACGACCGTTCAAGAATGGGGACATCGCTGTCATTACAGCGAACATGGGACTCGCGCCACGGCGTCCATAGTTGATGATTTCTATCGCCTGATGGAGTGATTCGGCAGCGTTCCCGTCCGTCTTAGCCATGGTGTTGTCGTACACAGCCATCCGTGTCGCAACCTCAGATCGCTTGGACATATCACCCATAACATCCCACAGATTGACCGCCCAATCCTTGGGATTCAGCCAAGCAGATGGTGACGACAGCTTACCCCTCTTCTGCTTCTTTAACTTCTTCCTAATATCTACTGCCGCCGGATCGTTGGGATCAGCCTGCCAGTCAACGGCAATCCCCAGCCCTCGCTCTTCAGCCCTTACCAGAATATCCGGTGTCGCAAAGTTCGCCATTGCCTTGAAGAACAAGGCTGGCCCACCTCCGTAGTTGACGGAAGCTTGCCATGAATCCCTGATGATGTTCTTGATCACAAAGGGTGGTGAACGCACGACCGCTTCACGCAGGATTTTTGCAGGCCCCACGACAAGCTTGGTCAGCCCTTTCCTAAGCCGCTCGTTCTTGATGGCCTTTCCAAAGAAATCTTCAATCGCTTGCTTCGGGCTGAAGCCTACGCTCATAATCGCACGGGACAATTCGGGATCTAAGACAAGGTAGCTTTTAGAAATTCCAGCTTCTTCGATACCAGTTGTTTGGTTTTCGTTATTTAAATCCGTCGATATACCCTTGGCCGTGACGATCATAGAGGAGAAACCACGCTTTTTTAAACGCTCCATCTGGTCACTTCTCTGTTCGTTTAGCTCTGTTATCGTTGCGTTCAGTTCAGTTAACTCCGTTGCCATGTCCTGTGGCATATCTTGCGTCTTCAGTTTCGCGTACTTCTCCTTTTGAATTTGCAGATACCTTTGACGGCTGAGTTGCTCGTCGGACGGTTCGATCAGTAATTCGGCAGTGCCGTTAGCAACCTCGTCGCGCATTGATCTGGTCGTGGCAATGTTGGTCATGCCATCTCTGATCATAGCTTGAACATTGCGCTGTAGGTTACCGAACAGATCGGTGCTAATTGGGAGCAAGCTTCCCCTGATCTGTTGGTCGATGAGAGGCCCTCCACGGGTAGCCACCTCCTTCTCTGCTCCTTCTGATACCGCCTTATCTTTCTTTTTTCTAACATTTTCATTCTCGCTATTGGACATGGGATCATTATTTTCCCAGCCCATATCCCTATAGAACGGGATGAAGCTCAACTCCTGCATTATCTCACCGCGCTTAATGCTAACCAGCCCCGTGTCCATTCCAAATTGAATCACATGGTGGTTGAAGGTGGCATACTCTTTGCCAAACTGAACGATGGCGAGATCCATCTCCGCCTCACTTGATTCAATTCTCGCAATTTCTGCCTTTGCATCGGCAATGGGTATGTTTCTCTGGCGAGGAGTCTTGAGCGGATTGGCATCATCATATGCCTGCTCCCAACTCTCCTTATCTCTTCTCGCCGCTATGATGTCATCTACACTAGCCCCTGTCTGGATTAAAGCATCTAGTTCTTGTCTCGCCACTTCTCTCTTGGCCTGAAGGTCAACCACACGTTTCGCGGCCATATAGATAGTTGCACTAACTTCAGCGGCTTCACCCATCTCAACCAATGGCCCAATGATCTCATGCAGACCTTTGACATCACGCTGAAGCCTGAAGCCGCCATCTACATAGACGATCATACCATGCGACATCACTCCGGGTATGAAGTTCATTGCATTGTCGGCAATTCTCCACGCAGCTACTGCTGAGTTCCCTGCCAGCCTGCTGAGAACTTCACCGTATTTCGCTATCTCCCTTTGCCACGCACGTTTTGAGGACTTCCAAGTGGCTAAACGCCTGTCAGCGAAATTCAACCTGAATTTCTCCCTTATGCTGTACTCCATCATCTTTTCAAAATCTGCTCTAGTTCCTACAAACTTTGGCCTACCGTCCTCGTCTGTCCCAACTTGGTTGTGGTAGTCTGTCGCATTGACTATCTGCTCTCCCCCGGATACACCACTAGATCCTTCTACCCATCCCTCATCAATAAATCTCTGGTTAGATGCTTCCGTCTCACTAGGTGTGACCACATCGGTTTTACCAAACCGGAAGAGACGAAGCTCTCGACTGTCGGTAGGCATACGATACGCTGGCTTCCGGCCATCCTTGAACCTGAAGTAGGCATTCAATGATTCAAGGTCGATGTCACCATCCTCTATCGCCTTCGCATTGAGCATGGGTGATATGAAATTAGGGGTGCCTTCAATCTGTCTTCGTGCGCTCAGTTCACTGATCAGAGATTCCTGCAACCGCTGGTGGGGGGTGAGGGTTGGATCAGAGAACTCAAAGGTAGAGTCCAGTATTATATCTATGGCTTCGTCTATTTTTGCGGGATCACCATCCTTGACGGCGTCCCTCAATCGCTTGGCATCCTCTGGTCTGGCCCGTTCAATGAGGTGCAGCGACATCACACCGTCCGGTGATTTCGCCTTTTCCCTTCTGCGCTTCATCGTATCCACGTTCTGGAGCTTCTCAAACACCTCCAACACAGGGAGTATGTCCGCCTCTTCGGCACTACTCGCTATGGCACCGAACACCGCCTTTAGCTGACGCTTGATCTTGCCGATTAGGCCAGAGGTTCTAGCCACTGGGATCTTGTCCTGAACAAGGGCGTCCAAAATATGGACAGACGTTTCTTCTGTTAGTGCCTCACCCTCAAGCCGGGGGATATTATTCTCATCCGTGTAGACTTCCCCAACATACTCTCGCCAAGTCAGCCCCCGCTCATGGGCATTTGAATCAACTTCTTTGGGCACTCTGGTGCGGCCATACCTATCCAATGCCTTGCGGTCGCCGTCGTTCAACCATTGTCTGACGAAATGAATATGCGCCCCTTCGTGGGCCACGGCGTCCTTGATCAGGGTTTCGATGTCGGCCTCTTTATGCTTGCCGACAATCTGCGAGAGATTGAAAACTATCCGGTTACCATAGTTTTGCAGGGAAGCTACGGCCCCACCTTCATATGTGGGTCTGTATATGGGATTGTCATTGGCATCTTTTGCCAACTTCGGCTTGCCATCTTCTATGATGACCTTGCCATTCTCGTCCATCTCGACCACAAAGGCCCCATTGATTATGACATCCTTCACTTGGGCCATCATATCGTCCACGTTAGCCGTGAACTCAACAATGACATTCTCCAAGCCAAGCTTCTTGAGAGTCCTCGTTACGATATCCTTATATTTTTTAACCCTTTTACTCGCTTCTTCTATGCTTTTGGCATCACCAACTATTTGATCTTGAGGCTTAACATCAGCCATGATACCCTCACTAACTTCCCGCAGGGTCTTTGCTAACTGTTCTTTCTCTTTCTTGGCTTGTTTCGTCCTGTCTGGTATGGGTTCAGTACGCAAAACACGCTCAAAAACCATTTCTTGTTGACCACGACCCAAGTCACTCCAATCGACATCGGTGCCCAGTGTGTCACTGATTAGTTCTTTAAAGAACTTTGACTGGAATAAGCTACCCGACCTCTTCCACTGCGATACTGAGAAATTCTTTATCCCTAACAGTTCCTTGAAAACATTTTCCGTGAGATCGTATCCACTTTTCTGGAGTTTTTCGATTAACTTTTTAATCCTACCATCAGCCAACTTGCCCAGAGTAATACCAACCCAATCCTTGGGTGGTCTTTGATCCATGCCCTCTTCTTCAATTACGTCCGCTAGAGGATCTATCGCAGCTAATCCTAGGATAGCGTCCACGGCTCTCTTGGCTTGAGTTCTGCCATGTGCCCTGCCTTCTTGTGCGGTGCCCCTTGGCCCAGCGCGTGTACTTGGCTTGGCTTCTATCGGGGATACCATGGGCCTGCGAACGGCCTTGGCTGGCACTGTCTTGCGGTGGGGAGACGCTTGCCTGCCAGTCCTGCCCGACTGCGTCCATCTTAGACTTATCCCTTCACCACCAAGGATGCGTTCGACATAGCTAGTGGCCTCTGCGGGGGTCATGCTTAGTTCTGCGTCTGCGTCCGCGGCTGCGGATAGGGCAGCTAATTCCCTGTAAGCCTCCCTTTGTTCTGGGCTGACCAAATATTCTTCAAGTTCAAAGTTGCCATCGGGGTCAGCGGGATCTGACAAGGTGTCGATAAGGACAGGACGAGATTCGATTTCACCATAAGCTTCATTTATTCTTCTGTTCTGATATTCTTCACTTTGCAGTTGTTTCAGTCCGCCAACTATGCGATCTCTACTGCTATTTCTAATCTGTTTTATGGCCTCTTCTTTGAATTCTGCAAGCGACAACTTTGTTATTGGCTTGCCCTTTTTTATGATGACGTTGCCATCCTTGTCCCTCTGCGGGGGATCAATGTCAGGGAATTCTTTACGCATCTTTTTTTCAGTAGCGACATCAATCGCCTTCAGGCTCTTGGCTAATTCTTCCTTTGCCGTTTTCACACCATCGCTTGCAAGCTGATCAAGCGTTGACGGTTCAATAACGACATCGCCTTCATTGAGAGAATCCAGAAGGGCTTGGTCACGCTTTAGTCCCCTTTCAAGTCTTTTGACCTTATCTTCGGGGCTCGTCGCATTCTCCAACTGTGTTCGTAGCTCGTCCCTCCTTTTTATAGAACGATTGTACTCTCTCCTAGACCTTCTTTGGTTATCTATGTCCGCCTTCGTTGCGGGTAAAAGCGAAGCTGGATGAATCGCATTCTTTCTTGGGGTGCCATCTTTCTTGGCGGGGATCGAAGGAATCTTTCCCGCCTCTGTAAGGTCATATTCAGCGTTGCCCTCTGCATC